TATGGCTCGAAAAGCGGCGGGTTGTCGATTGCTTCCGCAACTTCATCAAAGTAGCCATTTTCAAGAGTTTCAAATGCCGCAAAGGTCATGCTTGGTATTGCCGGAGTTGCGGTAGTTAAGTCTAGCAAATCCATCAACTGAGCCCAACAAGCCGTTAAATAAGCGTCTTTTGTTGCATCGTCGTAATCAGCTTCTAAAATTGCACAAGTGAACTGATTAAAGCCCATTGCAACGCCTAATTCGTTGTAATAGGCTAACTCTGCCGCGTAATATTCGTCATAATCGGCAAATGTCGGCGCAACATAGGTATAACTCGTGCCTAATAATTCATTTAATTTATCCCAACATTCTTCGAGATACTCGTCGGCGGCAGCATTGAGAAAATCTTCATAATCGTAATTTGTTACAATTCCGGCGGGTCTGATGAGTGTTTTGCCACCTACTACGCTTATTTCGTCTTTTTCAAAAACAACCGTTTTTACTGCACCACGAGCGCGAATGTTATTAAATTCAGCGTCGCCGGTTTGATTTATTCGCCAACCATTATTACCTGAAACAAAATCAAGAGTCTGCAATAATCCAGCAGAATCAAGGCGTATGTTGTTAGATTGCAAATAAGTCGGGAATATCTCCCACCCGCCAATATTCCCGGCAGCAGCAGTTAAAAGGCCGTAAAATTCAGGGTCGCCGGTGACTGGTATAAAAACTTTGCGCGTGCCATCTTCCCACATTTCAATACCGGCAGCAGTGAATTTAACGCCATCTACGGTATCGCCAACATCTTGCGCCGTTCTAAAATCCTTTGCAACAATCTGATTTGCGGTAATATCGTTAGATTGTATTTGCAGAGGAAAAACAGGCGAACTGTAATCTGACCAATCAGATGCAACGCCGTTTGTATCGTATGCACGAGCTGAGTATTCGTATGCCTCACCAAAAACCAAATCGTCATAAGCTTCGTCAAAATATATTCTGGTTGTTAATCTTGTATTGATCGTTGTTGCAACACCAGTGCTATAAACGCGCCGTCTAAGCTCCCAGTGAGAAAAGCCGCGCTTTAATTCGCCTGCAATATCAACCTGAATGCCGATTGGAATGCTGATTGTCGTTACAGTTGGCACGTTTTGAGTTTCGCCAGTAGACGTTGTTGATGTGGCGTTTATCGACCAATTATCATTAGTATCACGTGCTTTTATGCGAAAAGTCAGCGTTGCTGTGGTCTGGTCTTCGTATTTGTATGTTGTGCCAGCGGTTCTGCCTACAAAGTCAGCATCATCCCATCCGTTGCCGCCCATGCGTATTTCGTAGTAATTTATATCAATGTCTGATACCGGAGTCCAATTCATCAGCACGCCGTATTTTTCTATAATCGCGCTGAATCCGGTAACATCTTCGGGCGGCTTATTTTTGCCGCTGATTACTTTGCTTGCATACGTTGTCCACGCGCTTCTGAATAGGCCGGTTGTGTCTTGCGCTCTTACGCGAAAATTATACGTGCCGGGCACGATATTGATAATATCAATGCCAGTGAAATTAGTTAAGTTAGGCTCAGTTGCCCGCCAATCTTCGCCGTCAAGCTGATATTGAACCTCAAACAAGTCAGCGCGCGGGTCGTTTGGCCGCGTCCAAGACAGATTAACGCAAGCGATAATTGCAGAGCCGGTCTGCTTGAGAAATTCTGAGTGCAAAACGCCGGTCGGCGCGGGCATTTCGCCGGTTGGCATTGCTGAAAATTGCGCTTCTTCAAAGTTTAATCCGGTTTCAATGCTGTCGTATTTTGTCGGGCTATAAAGCATTGCAGAAACTTGATAAATGTTTGGCTCTGGTTCTGTAACGCTGAATACACGCCATAGACGCGGTTCAACGGTTTCTTTTTTGAGTAGCCATGTTGCACCTGCAAGCGGAATTGTAGTTAAAGAGGCGCTTGCAACTGTAATTGTGCTGCCGGTTGTGTTTGTAACCACCGAAACATCGAGAGCAAGCGAAGAACCATCAGGCAAAGTGAGTTGTAGCTCAGAATCATCGCCGCCGATGCGGGTTACTGCACGATCTAATGTGATAGTATGCGTTGTATCTTCATTATCGACAACCGACACAATGCGCCCGAAGTTCTGCTCAGCGCTGTAATTCGGGTCAGCAATAGCGACAACATCGCCCGGCCTGACTGCTTTACCTTGCGTCATAAAATGATCGAATGACGCTTTATAAGTCACGGTGTCGGGCGCGTCGTTATCGCTTGTTATCTGCCATTTACCCCACCGCCGCGCTAATCCGCGTGAAGTGCAGCCAATAGCGTTAATATCAATCGGGCGATAACCATATTTCCTGATTGCTTCTTCGTCTTCGTAAATTTCAACATTGAGTTTATAACCGTCATCGGGATTATTCCAAGACACGCGGGCAACTGAATGACGCGATTTTCTACTTGCACCCTGATACGTAAATTCGCCGTCGATAACATTTGCAGGGCCGACGTTAATCAGCGTGTCAGTCGGCATGTCAGCGGTTGCTGTGATTGCGCCGTTAGACCAATAAATCATGCCTCTGAAAGCAGAGGCAATAGCGGTTAAAAGCTCGTAAGCCTCTTGCTGCGAGTTGATAACCGTTGAGCATGTGTAACGCGGCTCCTGCTCACCGTTTGGAGCGTCTACAAGCTCATCGCAGTATTGAGCAATCGTGTATAAGCCCCATTTGTCTACTTGTGCGGCGGGTATGCTGTTGCCAAGCCCCCATCGCTTATTTGTAAGTAATGCGTAAAAAATCCAAGCAGGGTTATCTGTCCAATCGGTTTTAAATGTGCCATCCCAAACGCCTGTATAGGTTCTGGCGTATGGGTCATAATTTGATGGTATCTCGATTTCCAAGCCCATGACGTCATAGGCACGGTTAGGCACTTGCCCGCCGAAGCTTTCAGCATCAAAAGCAATCTGAAAACCGGCTACATTAGGCCATGAAAAGCGATTATTGATTATTTCCGTGTAAGACAGCCAATACAAATCATCCTGATAATTTGAATCGGTGTTATCTGCTGATGTTCTTACAACTTTAATATCCCACGGAGCGCCACCATCAGGCAGTTGAACCATGTAACTTGCATCATAAGGCGATACCGTCTTGCCTTCGATAATTATGCCGTTGCCAAAAAGATACTGAGTTTTGCTCAGCGTTGAAGACGTGCCAAACAGTTCGACCTGATAAATACCGGGAGTTAAGCCTGTTACCGCTCTGGTATAGGTTTTAGTTAAATTCCACCACGGACTTTGATAGCCGACGTTATCAAATGAAGGCGAATTCGGAGGCACTTTTACGCCACCGAAAACAATCCAATCGCCCCATGTCTCGCCTGTTTTTTTGCGGTATTTAAATTCAATATCAATACCTGATGATGATGAGCTTGGCGGTATTGTAGCCGTTGCCATCAAACCGGTTGCGCCGTCTTCTGTTTCGTCAGTCGGATTTGTAAGATCAAACCAAGTCGAACCAGAAAAAGCAGGCTGAAAGCTGCCGCCGTCAGGTTTTACATAGATTTGAAATGCAATTTTACCGCCGGTTATATCGCCCGTGTCGGTGTTTGTAATAGCAAGCGCCGGAATACGCATGGTAACTCGAACAGCATCAAGGCTTGCATCAGTTATAGTGCGTGTGACTGAACCATCGCCACTTTCAGAGCCTTCGGGGTTATCTTTGGTAACTTTTATGCCGACATCGACTGTATTCTCTGATGCGGGAAAGTCAGCCGGATTAAGCCTAGATACGACACCTTCGATCTCGGCAACCGGCAATTCAATCACATCTCGAAATTCGCTGAAATTATTAAAATTATAAGTGCCGTCGGGGTTCTGAATGGGCGTTTCATTCAGAAAAATACTCTGAGCGCCATTAACAAGCCCTTTAATCGGGCCTTCAGAGATAATATCTACAATTTTATATCGCGCCCGTGATTGTAAAGTATTTTTTTCTTCGGTCGGCACTTTAATTACTCCTTAACCGTAAATGCGTGTCGTATCCATGCCCTGAGCGACAACCTGAGAGCCTACGCGCAAACGCCCAAATACCAGCGGTATGCAGTTGCCTTGTTCGGTAGTGTTTACCGCGCCGGTGAAAACATATGAGGGTCGGCGGTCGGCGGGTTCCATGCTCGACATTGAGTATTGAGGTGTTTTTGCATTCATTTTTGCAAGCCCGCCAAGCGCAAGAATACCACCCATGATTGCAAGTTTTGTTGTGGTTGAGCCAAGAGCGCCAGCCAAGCCGACGCCGACGCCCGTAAATGCCAGGCCTATTAAAACAATTCCTGTTATAAACTGACCAAGCCCTTTTTTGCCGCCAGAGCCAGCAACAACAGGGATAAAGTGCAACTCATCGCTTGCAATTTTTACGCTGATTGTTTGCTCATCAAGAATCCAGCCGGAATGCAAAGCGCCTTTGATTACGCTGTATGTGTGCTTTTGAAATTCTTCTTTAAAGTCTTTGATTACACAGCAAAGCGCTTTAACAGCCTCTATCGGCGTTTCAACGTCTAGCGAGTATTTTTCACCAAACTTCTGTTTTAAAATACCGTGGAGATAAATTTGTTTTAATGCCATATTAAATCACCTTTGGCGGCATCGGAGGAGCGCCGTTAGATTTAAATTCCTTGTGTCTCAAACAAATATTCAAGTGCCTGAACCACTTAGACAAAGGATCTCGGCGAGATAGAGATTTAACAGTGTGATGAATTATTTCGCGGTCATTTAAAATAACAGCGCCATGATTTACAATGCCACGGCCAAGAACGCAGCCAAGAATTACATCGCCGGGCATTAGCTTTTCAGGCGTAATCAACTCAAAGCCCGCGTAAGAAAAACCTTTCATGTATTTATTTTCGCCCCTATCCCAAAATGCCTCATCGCGCGGAAATTCAGGCAGGTCTATATTATACCATAATTTGTATGAATCACGAATAATACTATAGCAATCCATTGTTCCAGAGCGGTATTCGCGGCCAATTAAAGGCGGTATAATATCACTGCCCCAAAAGAAACAATCCGATATTTCGTTTTTACTTTTCAGTGACACAATGCCCCACGGAAAAGCCGTTGTAATTTGCACTTCCATATCTGTTGCAGTTGGACATCTTAAATCATTCGGGTGGCTATGAAAAATTGCAATAACATCATTTTCATTTGCGGCAATTTGTTCATATTCTCGCATGGTAAAATCTTCTTCGGGATTTTCTGCAACATTTTTACACGCAATATAACCGCATGAGCGCGTGAAAATACCGCAAGATTCCTTTGGGAATTCGTGCTTGGCGTGATTAAATGCTTTGATTAAATCTGCTTGCTTTATTTCTTTTGGTTGCCGCTCGTAGAACATTAAAAAGCCTTTCTATTATCGTCTGAAAGCTGTAATTCCCGGAAAAGCAAGAAAAGGTAAAATTGCAGTATCGCCAAAGCGCCTTTTACACTCGCTTAAACGCTTGCCGCATTTATCCTTGTCTATTGTAACAGTATTTCCATCAACATCAAAATAATCAGTTCCATCGTAAGGGCAACCACCATCAATAGGCGCAACATAATCAAATCCTACGGGGCTTAAATCAGCATTATATCGACGATATTCGAGCTGACAAATATCTTTTAAAAATATTCTTTTTGGTAATAACGCGCCCTCTTGGTCTAATGTGCTTGATAAAGACCACTCAACAATATTTTTGTTAAATGCAGTTTTTTGCTCGAAGTAATAAACCTCGTCGGGAAAGCGCTCATCAGGATTTGCATCAGGCTGACCATCAAGGAATCGTGAAAATGTTTTTATGCGCGTGATTTTACCGCCGATTAAATCTCCATAAGCAAGCATCGCGGCTTTTATACCATCGGTCGGAAAAAGGCGTATTGTCGGGGTTGGTATTGCGCCTCTGCCGTTCCACTCAAAGCCCTCGGCCTCAATCGCCATCGGCGTATAAATATCTCCGTCGAAAGTGATTGCATTATCTGCAAAAGCAGAATTAGCCCATCTTGTAACGCCGCCACCAAGCGCCGTTAAATCGACCACATACAATTCAACTAATTTACCGGGTGAAAATTCTTGCGATACAGATTCAATGGTGTTTGTCATAGATCGTAAACCTTTTTAAACGTGGCAGAAAGCCCTTTTAATGCGCCTTCTTCCCATATTTCGCCGTATTGTTCACATGTAAACTTTGTTGCTGCAACATCGCCGGGCACTGTGTAATAAAACGCTTCATGCCCGCCGCGTGCATCAAGAAAAGTTTTCATGGTGTTTATGTCAGTCACAGTTACTTTTGTCCATGAGAAATTATAATCAGATTCCTTTGGGTTGATACCATCGGCAGCTCTTTGCGCGTAAGAGTCACCAAAACCGGCCTTTAAAATCCTGAATTTATGATTGCCGCTTGAACTTACATCGGGCGCACTTGGCGGTGAAAAAGTTTCTAGGCTCATCTTAAAGCACCTCCGGGCCTGCGTTCTCTAAGCAGAACGGTCATTATGGTATCGTCGATTGCTTTTCTTACAGCAGCACTAACCTTATTTGCGGCGTCCTGATTCTGCTCTTGTGAGCCGCCTTCAACGGTAATATTGATTTGTGGCGCGATAACCATAGAACCGCCAGAGCCGACGGCTTTAACGCCAAGATCACCGCTACTTGTGCGTGTTAATGGCATAATTGCTTCCGGGCCTGCTTCGCCCATTAAGCCGGTTTTTTTGTTAGCCATTGGGAAAAGCGACGGAGAAGAAACAACGCCACCGCTTGCAAATGCAGTAACGCCGCCAGCCTGAAATGCTGCGCCCTTTGCAAACATGCCGCCGAATAGACCACCAAGCAGGCTATCAAGAGCTTTGTTTACAATCATATTCTGCACGCGGTTAGCGAGGTTGCTGAGAGCATCGCCGAGGTTTTTGCTGTTCATGATTGCATCTTTGAATGCGTAAGTCATTGATTGCGCCCATTGTTTATGAGCTTCTTCGGCTTTTTGAGTCTGCTCAAGTTCTTTCTTGCGAGCTTCTTCAAGCTTTTTAACGCCTTCGGCAGCTTCTTTTTGCGCTCTAATTTGTTCTTCTATCTGAGCATATTCAGCAGAGCCAACCTTCAAGCCATACTCACGAGTAGCGTTGTAAAGCTGCATCTGAGTATCAATTTCGGCGATATTGGTGCCGTATTGCTGTGTAAGTTCAAGGCGCTTCTGTTCTGTTTCAGCTTGTTTTTCAAGACCCTTGATATGCTTTTGTATCGCGGCTTCCTGATCTTGGAAAGACTTAATAGCCTCAAATGTCTGCTTTTTCATGGTTTCGTATTGATAAGAATAAAGCGTTGCTATTCTTTCTTGCTGCAATACGGCTTTTTCAGCAGTTTCGCTTGTCATTCCCATTGGAGAAATTGCAGGTGCAGCGCTCGGTGCCTCGGACGATAAACCGGGAATATAACCAGAAAGAAAATCAACTACATCTTGTTTTTTGATAGATAGAATACCATCCACAAAGGATTTTGCAATCTGGCGTCCATCCTTAAAGGCTTTTGTGCCATACATCTTAGATTTTTGTTCTAACGATGCAATTTCTTTATCAATGCTCAAGATTTCGATTTTTCTTGCATTCAATTCAGCAGTAATCGGGTCGTAAAAACCACCTGTCATAGCTGCCGTGCCGGGGTCAGTAAATTCGCCTGTTTTTTGTGCAAGAGAACCGGCAAGCTGTTCACGTTGTGATCTTTGTCTGCTTCTCTCGGTAAGTTGCTTATCAATGTCTGAAATAGAACCAGCAGCCAATAAAGCAGCTCTACGTGTTTTAAGCATATCAATAACCATGCTTGCGGCAGTCTTTGAGCTTTGATTAGCCATGTCTTTTAATGCGGTGGTCTGATTGTGCGTAATTTTTTCAAGATCGCTTGTTTCCGATTTTAAATCTTTAATATGCAGAATCAGTGCGGCAATAGCAGTGCCAGCAATTACATACGGGTTAGCGCTCATCGCCAAAGTCAGAAGACGCATAGCCTTGCCAGCCAAAAACAGCCATTCAGCAAGTTTCAGCGCCATCAGCGCAATAACTGCATTTTTGAGTATATTTAATGCGTCAGTCAGCATTTGCGCCTGTTCTCGGTTTTTGATTATCCCGCTGAGAGTTTGATTAAGTGAATCAACCCACCGAGTAGCTTGCTGAATATAACCTCTAACAGCGCCGGTTAAGCCTGCATCTCCGATTACAAGTGCAAGCTCTGCTATTGCGCTTTTGAGCAATTCAACGTCGTTTTTGAGAGTATCGCGCATAATGTCAGCCATGCGCTTAGCTGCACCGGCTGAGTTATTGGTAACATTCAGAAGCTTTTCGAGGTCTGGCACTGCGCCAGTTAATGCAAGCATAGCAGTTGCGCCGCGTTGCCCGAAGATCGTAAACGCGCTTTCTGCGTCTAGTCCAGCATCAGCAAGCCGACGAATAACAACATCAAGTTTATTTGTTTGCGGGTTAATTTCGTCCAGCGACAAACCAAGATCTTTTATCGCTTTTTGAGCTGCTTTCGATGGATTCAATAATGCAGAAAGAGACGTTTTTAAACCAGTGCCCGCCATTGAACCTTGAATACCCTGATTGGCAAGCACGCCGACAGCAGCGGCGGTATCTTCCATGCTGATACCCAAAGAACGCGCAATCGGGCCGACATACTTCATTGCCTGCCCCATGCCGGAAACGTCAGTATTAGCGCTTGAAGCGATTGCAGCAAGAACATCGGCAGATCGTCCGGCTTCATCGGCAGCAAGACCAAAACCCGACATAATGTTAGAGGTAATATCGGCAGCCTGCCCCATGCTCAAAGACGCGGCGGCGGCAAGATCGAGGGTTGCAGGCAATGCGCTAATAATCTTGCTTGTTTCAAACCCTGCCATACCCAAGAATTTTACGCCTTCAGCAGCTTGAGCAGCCGAAAAAACCGTGGTAGCGCCGAGCTGTCTTGTGACAGCCTGTAGTTGCTGCATTTCAGATGCAGTAGCTTTGGTAACGGCTTGTGCTTCGGCAAGCGCGTATGTGTAGTCTGAAATAGTTCTAACAGCAAAATATGCGGCAGCGGTAGCGGCAAGCTTGAGATATAATTGAGCAGATTTTAATTGCTGATTAAACTTTTCAGTAGCTTTATCGGCTTTATTTGCGCCGCCTATTATTTTATCAGTAGCGTTGTTAAATTCATTAGCGCCCTGTTTCGCGCCGCTGGCATCAATGCCTACTCCAAGATATACTTCAGCCATATTTTATCTGCCTTTCTTCGGTGCCTTGCTTTTTAATTCTTCACGCTTGCGCTCAGCGTCTTTATAATCAAGCAATTCTTTGTTCAATTCAGAACAAAAATACAACAAAAAATCACGACACCAAGAATCTTTTATCCCGTAAAACTCGCAATAGGCTTTAACTTCTGAAACAGGAATACATTCTGAATAACCGCGTGAGCCTGATAAATCGCCGTATGCGTTCCAGAATGGTTCGCATATTTCCGGCAAGTCTGGCGCTTTTTCGATTCTTTCATGAAGTATTCCTGTTTCATCGGTTTTAGCTTCAAATATTTGCCACAGTTTAAAATAATTTAAGCGGTAGCGGTAGAACTCACGGGCTTTTTTGCAAGTTCTTCGTCCTCGGCATCTTTGAAGTTTTGCATATCATGAGCAGCGGCAAAGATTTCGTTGAAGAAATCGGGATATGCTTTTGCGTATTCAAGAAACTTTTCCTTGCTGAACTTAACCGGCTTGCCGTCTTCGGTAATGCCTTTCCAGTCGGTAACGATGTGACGCGAAAACAGGGTAATATTGATATTTACAAGCACATCGGTATCAATAGTGCCTGCGCTAATCTGTTTTGAGAACGGACGCAACATCTTGGCCTGATCGAAAGCAAAATCTTTGTTATTTGCGCCTGCGCGTTTCATCTTGATTTCAACGCCGCCGCCTATCGGAATAAATGTGCCTTCGGTTTCTTTTTCTTTGTTTGTTCCAAACAGTTTTTTAATATCCATGATTCTGGTTCTCCTTATTGATTTTGTTTTAAGCGGGAGCCGAAGCCCCCGCCGTGTTACAAATTACGCAACCGCTCTATCAATCTCAATAACGCCTTCAAGGGTTTCATCGTAAAGCGCCTGAAATGTGATGTTGAGCATTACATCTTCATCGTTGCCGGGGCTGAAGTGGTCAGCGTCCTGAATCTTAACAACCGGCAGAGCAATTGTATATTTTTCGCCAGTGGTTTTACCAAGAGTAATTGAAAGAGCGCCGCCAGTGCCAGCCAAAAACAAATCCATGATTGCTTTGCTCTCGAAATACAGCGAAGCTGTGCCGGTAACAACACATCGACCAGCTCTAACGCCAATAAGATCAACCGAACCAGCAACAGGCTTGGTGCCGAGATTGTTGCTAATAGTAAGCTGCATACTCATGAGATTCGGCACGGGCGATACAAAGAAATCATTGAGTGTGAAAGCGTTTGCGCCGTCGAGAATTTCGGTTGTGGTCGGGTCGGTAGTTGAACCGTTTTCAGAGGTGCCTATGGTGCCGTTTTTGCCGATAAACGTAAAGCCAACAGTGGTTTTTTCACCGGCAGCAACGTTGATTGTCATTGTATCGACAACCATGCCTTTGTAAAGCTCATAGATCGAGCTTGCGCCGTCAGATTGCTTTTTCTGGATATGAAAAGATTTTTGAGTTGTGCCGTTTACGATGTTATTAGCATTCCAAGCGCTGAAAAGGGCGCTTTCGATAAGAGCATCAAAAGTGCCATAGCTCAATTCACCATCAATGCCGCCGTCTGCGCTACCGCCGACTTGGATAAGATCGCTCACGTTGCGGTCGGGTCTTATTTCATCAGACACAACATTTTCGCGATTTACTTTCAGACTTTCGCCGGTAATGCGGATAGCCTGAAATTCCAAAGGTGATGGAGTTTCGCCCCATGAGGTTTCGGCAATTACGCCAATTTCGGTTTCGCTACTATTCATTTTGAAAAACTCCTGTTAATTAAAGTAGGCTATCGCGCTCAAAAGCGCAAAAAGCATTGATTTGATAAAATCCATCTTCAGTCATGCCCATTATAACACTAGAAGGCTCTTTAAACCTAATTCCAGCGTATGTTTTGTTACGAAAAATTGTGCAAAATTTATCGGCTAATTGTTTGGCGGGTAATTCGCCAAGTCCTGATTTGGTAAAGATTTTAACTGTTAAAATTCCAGTATGCCGAAAAACATTAGAACCGGGAGCGCCAATGCTGATTTGAAATACATCGCCATTGGTGATAAAAAATCTAACATGGTTTTTAGGCTCGCCGATGGCATCAAGCGGCACATCAAACGGTATTCCCGGCCAAGCAATCGGGGTAATCGCTTCAGGCGGGCTACCTTCAACCCATTCGGTTGCAAAAATTGTTGCTATTTGTGCGTATTCTTCGGCGTAGTTATTTGTCGCTGTCATACGTCTGCCGCCTCGCTGAGTTTAATATATTCGCTATACTTGGTTGCAAGCCATGTTTTCAGCTCTAAAATGCTTAGTCTTACCATGCCATCGGGTGCTTTGGTGTGCGAATGACCATCAAATTCGATTACTTCGACGTATGGCATTGCGTTGTTAATCCACACCACTTGCCCGATGTTGAGCTGATTCATGCCCGCGATTGCGGCTTTAAACTGCGAACGCTCGTTGCTGGTTAGTGCGTCGCCGCCGTAGGTTGTTTCAAAGTCGCTTGCATCGGTCTTGCCGTTTGCCGGCGTTCGGTCTTGATCTTCAACGCTAATTGTCCAAGAGCCGCGCAAAATGCCCTCATCAACCGGCGTTTTTTGCATAATGCGCTTGTAAAGCTCAAGAGCAATCCATTTTTGAAACGTAACAAAAGTTTTCGGCATAAACTTCTTTTTATGCTCAACCAACTCGGCTCGAAAGCCATTTAACGTTTTGCCAATTCTCGACATTGTTTACCTGCAATGGCAAACAAAAGTAGCGCCAGATGGGTCTTTCGTAACATCAGAAACGATCTGGTATCTCTTTGTTTCGCTTTCGCCTTTTATGTAATCGCCCATTTCAGGTATAATGTTTAAACCTTCGGCAAGAATCAATATCTTTCGATCTTCGCTTTTAACGCGCTCGCCGTCGATTTCCATATATTTAAACTTAGTTACAATGGCTTTGCAAGTATATTCTTCATCAACACTAACAGGCGGTTCCCACGGATTAGTAGCGGGTATTGTCGTTTTCCTGATTATCTGAAAATCAAGAAAAATGCCCTGCATGGCGTTACCGATGATTTTTTTGATACCACCATCTAACAAGCCCATAATTAGCCGCCTAACTCAATATCGTAAGATGCAAGACCATCAGCACTTGCACCGGCAATCAAATCAGCAAGTAAACCATCAATAGCCGTAAATGCAGTTGTAGCACTTGCACCTTCTGCATATTCGACTTCAACGACGTCTGCCTTAACGCGCTTAATCTTACCACCACGGTCGAGATCGGGAGTCATGCTGTTTGGTGTCGCAAGTTCTCGCAATGCGGCTTCACAGACAGCCTTTTTTAGCGCTGTCGGGATTAAATCGTCATCTAACTCAACGTCATTTATCCAAACATCTTGGCGCGGCCACTCTAATTCTTGCGTGCCATACTCGGTTTGAGTGCCTTCCCATTGCGTTTTGTAGAGAGAATCAATCGCCTGAGTTGCGCGAATAATTGCATATTGTTTTTCGGTTGCGTCACCTGCTGCCCATGCGGAATTGCCGCGCAATGAATGGTAGTTTTCGGCATAATCGTATGTAACATAAGAGTTAGCATCTTTAACGATAGAGCCATCTTCAACAATCAAAATATCAGGCGATACAGGCATTATTACACTCCCTTAAAGCAAGTAGGGGGCTGACATTGCTGCCAGCCCCCTGCAATTATTCTTGAGAATCGAGGCTGATCTTTCTATTTCGCTTTGGGTATGTTTTTTCCGGTTCTGCCGAGGCTTCTTCGGGCTTATCTTCTGCCGGAGCTTCTGGCATAAGAGCAGCAAGGGCGCTAACCGTTGCATCGACAGATATGGGATTCTTCGACCATTTGCTATTCGGTAGTGCAAGAGCCGATTCAGCATCAATCGCGGGGAAAAGCTTCTTTGCGCCGGTAGCTTTGTTGAACAGAGTTACAAACGCAGAATACCTTTTACCGCTCTTTTCAGCCGTCTCGATTTTGTTTTTAAGATCATCAACGACTTTCATGAGTTACCCCCGATTAGTTCTGTGGAACAAGATGACAGGTGTAGTTGAGCGAAGTATCTGGCGATACATCGGTAATAGTTGCGTAGCAGCGAACATAGGGCTTGTTAACGCCATTAACAACGGTATTGAATGGCAGTTCATAGGTGCCTACGCCTACGTCAGTATCACCAACAAGCTGACTAGCGTCACCAAGCTCAAGAATGGCAACATTGTAGACGTCAG